ATATTTCGGAACTCCCGAAGATTTTATTGAGTTTGCCCAAGCAATTTATGAAATGGGTAATGAAAATGGTTGGGAAAGTCACCAAGAAAGTGTATCCCTGAACTCCTCTTATCCTACTGATTATAACTATGACTGACGCAGCATACAAAGTTTGGGAAGCATTCAAAGCAGAATTGATTGTTGAACCCACAGATGATATGAAAGAAGCACTTTCTTCTTCTCTCCGTGAGTTAGTCAATCAACTTAAATATATTGGTATTACTGAAAAGAATATTCTTGAACTTGCTGATGAATTGGAGGCACTATGAAACTCTTTATCTTTACTCTCATCATTCCACTTCTCATCGTCACTGGTTATTTCCTTTCTATGGAACTACTAAACACTTACAATACTCAAAAGGACAGGGAGATGTTCTTGAAATCTTATGAGATTGTGATAGAATGTAGGAAATCTTATACCGTAGGTCATTCAGCAAATTCTATTTGTGGTGAAGTTCCTGTATTTTATAATGAGGTGAAGTGAAATGACTAAATCCTACATTTCGTGTTACAATATGCCCTATAAAGACCTTCAAAACTTTGAAGTGCCCGACCCAGTTTATATCTACATTCGTCAGTTGGAAAACGAAATCATAAATCGCAATGGTGCTGTTCAACGACTTTATAAGTTTAGGTTTAAAGATGTGAGAGCACATTGGGATAAAAAAGGTGTAATGAGACCAAATTGGGATAATAGAGTAGAAGGAGTTGATTATTGATTATGACTGAACCAACTGACGAACAAATCCTAAAACTTGCTAAAACCTGTGGGTTTGATGAATTTCCAGATAATATTACATCAACCAAAAAACAACTCTTGAAATTTTCTGCATTAATCTACACAGAAGGTTTCAAAGTAGGATACGATGAAGGTTGGGAAAGTAGTAATGTAAGCACCAAAATGAATACTTGGAGTTCTGATGATGACTGAACGAGTAAAATTCACACAAGTATCCAGAGTCATCTGCCCCAAGACTGGTGTTCATTTTTTGGACGCAATCAGTGAAAATGGGATTCATTACTCTGCTGAAATGTCTCCTAATATTGAAAAATGGTTAGTTTTTACCAAACCTTGGAGTGCCAACCGACAGCAACCTTTGGACTTATGACTCATCCTACAAACGATTGGGACTTTGATGATACAATTGAAGACAAATTTGTAGAGTGGTTTCACGACCTTGATGGTGGTTTTTCCTTACGATCCGAGTGGTTCTATGGTGATGCGGAAATTGGTGATGTGAAGACCCGTCAGGATTTGATGTATAAGTGGTTGCATTCTGCGTTTGTTATGGGTTATAATATGGGAAGAATGGAAGGACTTGAAGTAGGACTGACGAACAATGACTGAATTTCAACCAAAACCACAGACAAACGAAGAAGTTGATGAAGGATTGCGTAATGCTTTTAGACAAGCAATCAAAGATGGTGTGATGGATGCTACTCCTTATCTTAAACAAATGACTTTTAACACCGATATTGAAAAAACAGAAGCAGAAATCAAAGTGCTTCAAAAGAAACTTGAACTCCTCAAAGAGATTGAAACACATAAATCTCAACCCAAAATGACTTTTGATTATGGTGGAAAGTTTGAGATTGTCTCTTATAATGATGAAGAATATCTTCGTCTTCAATTTAATGATGAAAGTCATAATTGGTTTAAGAAAAAGCATACTGTTGATGGTATGATGCTTGCTGTTATTATGGATGGTGAAACTCGTCGTCTTCTTGAAGGTGTGTGGTTCAACGATGTGAAGAAGGGAAAGTATGATGATGTAACGACAACAGAACCTTATAAAAATGTGAGAGCATATTGGGATAAGAAAGATAATCCTGCTTCATACATTACCGATGAGGTTGTGAATAGGTTGGTGGAGAAACATAAATCTCAAAAACTCTACAATATGGTAAGAGATGAACTTGGATATTCTTTTAATTGTTGTGATGAGTTTGTAGATTTGGTGGAGAGATGGTTGCCGAAAGAACAATCAGCAGCAGGAAGTCAAAATGTAGATACTGAATTGCTTGTGGATGGATTTAATGATTGTTTGCGTAAAATCAAGGAGATGTTGCGATGAAACTTCACGAACGACTTACGGAATGGTATTATACTCACGATGCCGTTCAATCTGGTGATGTAATCGCAAATGAGATTGTGAATGTTGTGAAGGAATGGTTGAAAAACTATCATAAAGAAGACAACAACAAATACGATTTTGACTATTTCAGTGGATGGGCAGATTGTATTGATATTTTAGAGAGAGATTTGAGATGAGTGAAGAATACGGGCATCTTCCTGATGCTTTCTTTCTTTCTCAAAGTGAAATTGAGAATTTGAGAAATGCTAAAAAGGAATTGACGGATTATGGTAGAGAGAAACTGAAAGAACTTATTGAAAAGCAAAAGAAAGAGGATACTGATAAATAAAGATGCTTATGTGTGTCGCAACCATAGCAGAGATTGGGTGTCTTCGGGCACCCTTTCTTGTATAAATACTATTGCGGCACAACATAAAGCAGAACTATGGAAACTCCAAGAGAGTATCACTATGTCTATTATTCTTATGAGGAATATGGTAGAGGATATTTTGGTAGTAGAACTTGTAGATGTCTTCCAGAAGAAGATGTAAAGTATTTTGGTTCCTTTAAGGATAAAAGTTTTAAACCAACACAAAAAATAATTTTAAAAACTTATGCTACACGAGAAGAAGCATATGCTGATGAGATTATTTTACAAGAACATTATAAGGTAGTTGAAAATCCTCATTTTGCGAATAAGTCTTATCAAACTTCTACAAAGTTTTATTATGTTACACCACCAGAACAAAGAGTTCTAAACGGCAAAATTGGTGGAGAAAAAGCAAAAGAATTTGGTTTGGGATTTCATTCACTTACAAAAGAACAATTAAGTGAAAATTCTAAAAAAATGATTGAAAAGCATAGAAAAACTAAAACTGGTTTATTTACTCTAACAAATGAGCAAAGAAGTAAAGGTGGATTGAAAAATAAAGAACTTGGGTTGGGATTTTTTGCTATGACGGAAGAAGAACAGCAAAAAGTAAGGAGTAAAGCAGGTAAAGTTGGAGGAAAAATTGGAGGAAATAAAACAAAAGAATTGGGTGTTGGTATTTGTGGATTATCCAAAGAACAGAGAAGTGAAATTGGTAAAAAATCTGGAAAAATTGGAGGAAAATCTACAAGTTCTCAAAGATGGATGTGTTTAGAAACAGGTCATATTTCTACACCAGGAGGACTTTCAAGATACCAAAAACATAAGGGTATAGACACTTCTCAAAGAGTTAGAGTATCATAAAAGACACTTGACGAACTGGAACAAGGTGCCTTTACAGGGCACCTTTTTTGTTGTATAATAAGGGAAATCAAAAGAACCATTATGGACTGCGAACCTTATCCTGACGAATTTTTTGAAGAGGCAGAGAGGAGGGAAAAAAGTAATCGTGTTATTCAACGATATAATGACTTTTATAATCTTGAAACCTCTGGTATGCCTCAAGGTATGCCTATAACGATGGAACATATGCAAATCATCACCCTACAGTCCGCAATTGACGCACTTCGTTGTGAGAACCTCAATCGTGAGTATAATGAGATTGAAATTAGTGATATTGAAGATTTGATTGCACGATTGGATGAACAAGCAACTGCATTTCTTGAACGAGTGAGAAAGAACAATGAAAGCATTTAAAATATGTTTTGAGTTGTGGAAACAACTGATGACTTATGATGGTCGTGACCCTGAATGGGACTTTGAAGATTATCAAGGTATTTTTTGGGATTATCTAAACTACTCTTACATTAGAACAGAGTGGAGTATCAAGAGTGAATGGAAATGGAAGAAATGAAAGATGAAAAGAATCCTGATGAGATTGTCGTCAGGGACATTGATATGATACACTTTGAGATGATGGATGATGGATTCCTCTGGTGCGGAATCTATCATAAGAATGGTCAAATTGACCACTTCAATATCACTGCAAAGAAAAACAAACTCTCTACCATCTGGATGCCCAACTGCGGATAACATTATGACCCCTAAAGAATACTGGCAAATGACTAAATGGGAATGGTTTATTGAAGGTTTTCGCAACATTCCATACATTATGGATTGTCATGAGACTGTTGAGCACTTTCCTGATGACTTCTGGGAGGCATTGTCGTGGGGTTGGTGTTGTGAATACATTTATCCTTATGATGACCCATATAACCCCTATATTTCACCTGAACGCAAACTGCGGTTGGGAAGATGGTAATGGACATTCAACAATTCTTGGATACTATTCCACAAAAAATTCATCGTCGTTGGGTTGTGACAGTTATTCATCAAAATAAGTTTCCATACAAAACAGAAAGAGCACTTAGGGCATATGCAGAGCACGATGCTTTACATTATCTTTTTCAACAACCATTCACAGAAGAAGGTGAGAAACACGTAGCATATCTGGAACAGAAGTTTAATCGTGGTTGGTTGCCATTTGGTGAGAAATATAATGTCTTTATTCCAAAAGAATGTGATTGTGGTATAATTACATCAGAACTGATTGATGAAACCGCAGAGATTATCTACGAATTTTATGATGATACTTATTAACAAACTTATAATCAGCAACAGATACATAAAATACTCAAGTTTCTGGTGGTGGTATCGTCTTATCAACCACGAAGGATTTCGTTTTGATGACTATTATGTTTGGAAAGAGTTTTGGTATTCTATCAACTCTGGTTGGTGTGATATGGAGTATAAGTGGGAGTTTGAGAAGTTCTGGGGTAAAGGAGTGGAACCAGAAAAGATTGTCCTACCAGCAAAAGATTTTGATGCTCTTGTAGAACGACTGAATGAACCACCACAATACAACGAAAAGATTGCTAAATTACTTCAACGTAAAGCACCTTGGGATGACTAATTTTTCAATATCAAATAAAGTAAATGTTTTCAAAAGCACTTCTAGGAACTAATAAGAATCAAACCAAACTCTCTTGGGTTGAGTATATCTGGCATTCTTGTATTATTCAAGGATGGTATAATTGTTGGTATGCTTTTAAGAATTGGGGAGACCTGATGGGAAACAATTATCAAGAATATGCTCTTCTTGTAAGTGATGACCCATTAGAGCAGTGTGCTCTTTATTTCTGGGATAGTTTGGAAGATGACATTTACCCAAAGGAGTTTCTAGAAAGTTTGATGCAAATGGCAGATGATGTGGAAACTGGTAAGGTAAAAACAGTTCCTTTTGATAACAATATGTTTGACAGACTTAATGACCTTGTTGGTGATATGATTGACAAGGACACCTGACCAACTGGCACACAGGGCACTCCAGACTCCTCTGGATGCCCTATAATGAGTACATCCTCAAAGGAACGATGACGACTTCCAATCTTTCTAAAATCAAACCTAAACTTCGTACTCAAGGTAATGTAACTGGCAATTTTGGAAGGGCAAAAACAAAAGCAGGTTCTTCTTTGCGTGATATTGGTGTCACAAATGCTAAAGTTGTGAATATCACAAAACAAGAAGACTATCTAAAGAGATTGTATGTTGCTTTTGAAAATACAAATGATGAGAATCTAAAGAAGTTCATCTACACAGAAATTAAAAAGATTATGATTCAACGAGGTGAATGGTGAGTCATACAATTTACGCATACGGTGAAGTTGAAAAAGCATACAAGATTCTTAAAGAACTTGTAGAAAGAGAAAATAAATTACATATGATGGATATGACAATTATGCAACAGCATCTTGATGATATAGAGTATGAGATTCTTCCAATGCTGGAAGAAATTGTTTATTATGATCCTTCTCCATAGTAAATAGTTTTGGGACACTTGCTGAACTGTCCACCGATAGTTGCGAGTTCCTAATTTTTGTGTTATGATTACGAAGTAAACGACTCAAATGATGCCCGACACGTTCAATTTTACTGGTGATGCCGTTACCTTCCTTGGTTTGGTTGGTGTTGTTAGCACTGCTGTTATTGTTATCACTGTTTTCCGTTCTTATTGGTCTAGTCCTCTCAAAAAATGAACTACTCAAAGTCTATTCAAGATTACGAAAAAGATCTCAAAGAAGCAAAGAAGAAATATGATAAACTTCTCAAACAAATGAAGAAAGCAAGGTCTTCATTTCAATATGAAAATCTTTCTGATGAGGCAGAAGTTCTATATGAAGACATTGCTGATCTTCAAATGAGAATTACTGACTTGCGAAAGCAAAAGAAACTTGCTGAAATTGATGCTGTCTGATGGTTGATCTTTACTCTGAAATTCTCAAATTTGAAACAATGAAAAATACCAATCGTGAAGAACTGATTGAAAATTACGCACAACAGATTCTGGACGGAATGGATATGAAAACAATGGAGTGTTTTGTTTATGATACTCTGAAAGAAAATCTAGAATCTTACACTGACGAAGATCTTCTTACAGAAATTACAGAATACAATCCAGAATTGCTTGGAGATGTTGAGACCTTGTGACACTTTTTTTGGTGGCACATAACACTTTCCAAATGGCACTGACCGTGCTATGATGTATTCATCAAGTCAAGGAGGTTTCACGATGATTGACACTTGTGTTCTTCACGATGATTATGAGGACTTTGCTCAAAAGTATCTCGGTGTTGACTATGATGATTTCATAGGTCTTCAACTTGGTCTTCCTGATGAAGATGAAATTGAAATTGAATATCCTTTGGGTGTTTGATTCTCAAATGGAATGGGTTTGCCAATGGGTTGGAAATATCTGACCGATAAAGTTACCCACTCACTGTTCTTTATTCTTTATTATGGCACGTCGTTCTAAGTCTGCTTCGCAACAAATGGTTGAATCTCTGAAAGATGCACTCACTGAGTATTTCCGTGAAAACATCTTTAATGATTATGATTACGAAGACCTGACTGGTTCTGAACTCTTTGAAGCACTGGTTGAAACGTTCCAAGAACTTGAAAATGGTCTCAAGGAAGAACTGAAACCTATCCAGTATGTTCTAAATAAACTTGACGCAGAGGATACTAATCCTCAAGTTCTTAACGGTTGAGTTTAGGGGCATCAAAGGTCCAAACTTTGAGTAAGTCCCACACCCTCTATGCCTCTTTACAATGCACAAACCAGAGGGTCTCTTGGGCGTATGGTGAAGTGGATTATCACTAGGAGCTTCTACCTCCTCATCTTAGGTTCGAATCCTAATACGCCTGTTATATTTTATTATCTAAATAATAGTGCCTGAGTTGGGTGCAATCTTCACAGGTAAGAGAGGGGCAGAGATGCTCCTCTTCTATTATAAATACTACTGCACCCAACAAAGAGCAGTTATGAAAGGTACTATTTATTGTATCCACTGTATTTCCACTGGAGAGAAATATATTGGGCAAACCAGAAGAAGTATACAAGATAGACTAAGATATCACAAATACGCATCTGCAAAAAGTTCCAGAGCAAAATTATACATACAAGCAAATAAAACTGGATGGGATGATTTCATAATTGGGATTGTTGAGCAGTGTGAGGTTAATCAATTAAATGGAAAAGAATGTTTTTATATTGAAACATTTAATACTTTAGAAAAAGGACTGAATAGTTCTCCAGGTGGAGGAAAATTCCCAGTTATGAAAGGAAAATTGCACCCTTTGTTTGGAAAAGGACATAAAAAGGAAACAAAATTAAAAATAAGCAAAAATCATCACAATGTCTTAGGAAAAAACAATCCAAGGTCAAATTATTATGAAGTTGAATTTTTAAATGGAAAAAAAGAAACTGTTCATTGTTTGACGGAGTGGGGAAGAAACAATGGATACAAAAAACAAAATTTATTTAATTTAGCTTGCAATCTCCAGAAATCACCTCACAAAGATATTTTAAAAATTACTAAAATTCAAAATGAAAGTTAAAGTAGCATCAGATTTGCACCTTGAATTTTTAAACTCTTTTGAAGAAATTCCAAACTTAGGAACTGCTGATATATTAGTGCTGGCAGGAGATATATTTCCAGCAAAGTATTTAAAAACAAATGGAAAATTAAAAGACATTTATCTTCGTTTTGTGGATAACTGTTCAAAAGATTTTTCACATATATTATATGTTCTTGGGAATCATTGCTATTATGGATACAATTATGAAGGAACCAAAAAGAAACTAAAAGAGAATCTTCCTCATAACTTTCATCTTCTTGATAATGATACAATAACCATCAACAATTGGAACTTTATTGGTTTCACATTGTGGACTGATTTTCGTAATGAAAATGCTCTGGAAATGATGGAAGCAGAACAATGTATGAATGACTACAAAGTTATTCGTATTGGTAGCAAGTTTCGTAAGATGAGAGCAGATGATACTCTTACATTTCATAAAGAAAGCAAGAACTATCTTCTCAATCAACTACAAACACTGAATGACAATGTATTTGTTATCAGTCATCATGCACCGAGTTATCAATCGGTTGCTGCACAATTTAAGAATGAAGCAAATGGTGCTTATGTAAGTAATCTGGATGATTTGATTATCAATTATCCACAAATCAAATACTGGGTACACGGACATACTCACACACACTTTGATTATATGATTGAAAGATGTAGAGTAATTTGTAATCCTGGAGGTTATCCAGGTCAAAATACTGGATTCTTTCCAGATAAAATCTTTGACATCTAGATACTAGGGGAGGTAAAATCTCCCTATTCTGT